TCACATATTAACTCTAATTACTTCACCATCTTTGAACGTGAATTCCATGTAGCGTTGGAAGATGGTGATTTTTTCTACCAAGCGACGAACCAATTGTTCATCAAAGTCAACTAAGCCATACTTGTGCAATTCGACTAATTTGTTGATTTCATCAAGGTTGTGTAGTTTGGCTTGTTGATTAGTTTCCCGACTCTGTACTTTTTCTTTTTGTTTGCGAAGGTCCATAATTTGCTGGGTTAGCGCGTCGCAGTCTTGATGCTGGTTGGCAGCTTGAATCAACTTCATTTGCACTTCTTCCAGCTGTTGGTCGATTTGATCAAGTGTTGGACCTTTGGAGTTTTTAATGACTTTCATGATGTTAGCTTTGATTTGTTTACTGACCAGCTCATGCCCTTCAATGAGCTGGTTGAATGCTTCAACGGTGGCTTCCTTTAGCAGTGGTTCTTTGACATTTCTAATCATGCATCGCCTTCCGGTTTTGCTTCGCTTTATTCGACTAGAACAACGCCAGACTGCTACCTTTTCTGGTCGGTACCACATATTCCGTTGAAAAATGTCGCCGCATTTTCCACAAAATAATTTTTGAGAGAAGCAATATTTGCCGTTAAGTCGCCGATGTTTCCCGTTTTTAGTGGTGATCCCGTTACGCCGCTGTTTGATAATCTGCTGAACTTGCATGAACACCGATTTGGGAATAATCGCCGGATGATCATTTTCCACATAATACTGGGGCATAATGCCGTTATTCTTGACGCGTTTCTTGCTCAGAAAATCAACAGTGTAAGTCTTTTGCAATAGAGCATCACCCATGTATTTCTCATTCTTTAGAATTTTTGAAACACCGCTGGATTGCCAGTTCTTTGTTTTACCACCAGTTAAAATACCATCAGCTTTGAGTGAGTCCGCGATTTGCTTCATACTCATTCCGTTTAGGTAGCTATAGAAGATACGCTTAATGACCTTTGCTTCTTCTGGTTCAATCACCAAGTTACCTTGAGCATCCTTGGTATAACCCAGAAAGTGATTATGGTTCACGAAAACTTTCCCTTGTTGGTAACGATATTGAATCCCCATCTTGACGTTTTGCGATAAGGACTCACTTTCTTGTTGAGCAAGGGAAGCCATGATGGTAATCAAAACTTCACCCTTGGCGTCCATGGTGTTGATATTTTCTTTTTCAAAGAAGATTGCAACATTGATAGCTTTTAAGTCACGGATATATTTCAAACAGTCGATGGTATTCCGGGCAAATCGGCTAATTGATTTGGTAACGATCAGGTCAATCTTACCGACTTTACAGGCTGCAATCATTTTATTGAATTGTTCCCGTTTTTTGGTATTGGTTCCGGAGATCCCATCATCGGCATAAATACCTGCAAATTCCCAGGATGGCTCCTTTTGAATTAGTTCTTTGTAATGATCTACTTGAGTTTCGTAAGAACTGGCCTGCTCATCGTAATCGGTCGAAACCCGGCAGTATGCAGCCACTCGAAGCTTTCCAAAAGATTGTGGACTACGTGGATGATGGACACTGTCTCCTTTTTGCTGATGGGCGGGAATAATGCGTACTTTACCCAATTAAATCACCTTCACTTTCGATAATGCTGTACAAGTATTCTGCTTGACGAATTGGTTCGCTGAAACGTTGGCGGATTACCCCACGGTAAAAGTGTTCATCAAGGCAAGCTGCTTTGGTTAACTTCTCAGTTAATCTCAACCCGCATTTCAGTTTGAAAACCGCCTCTTTTGGACTGTTCACTACAATTTGTTGAACGAAGTCCTGAAATGGGGCTTTATTAAAGCCTGACAGTTTTTGACCTTGTTGACACCAATGAAGCAGGGTTCGCACGTTTTCAAAATTATTTGCCGAATCAGTATTGTTGCTATTAAACTGTTTAATCTTTTCGCGGCATTGGTAGGTATCCTGTTCGAGCTGAGCCGTTTGATTTACATAGATGGCTTTATCCAGCAATCCTGATTGCATCAATTCGGTTAGCGTTTCTGCTTTGCGGTCATTTGCCTTAACCTGATTGACCAATGAACTTAGCTGACCGTTGGTATCACTGTTAGCTTGAACTTGTAAATTTGCTAACAATGGCTGTAATAAGAATTTCCTACTGTAAATGAGTTTATTCATCATGTTGCAGAAAGCTGCTTCTAGGCTTACTTCAGTTACTGCTTTAACAGGACATTGCTTAGCGGAACTTAGATGTCTTTGACAAGCCCAGCAAATTTTATTGGGACGTGTTTGCCGCTTAAAAATAGTGCCACAATTGCCACAAGTGATTTTCCCAGAAAATAAGTAGTGGTGTTGGTACTTATGGCTGCCAGTTTCAATATGGCACTTTTGGACCGCTTCTTTAAGCAGAACTTGAACTCTGTTAAAAGTTTCGTGGTTAACTAAACTAGGGTGATGATCCTCAATTAAGTATTGGGTGAGTTCACCTTGGTTAAAATGACGGTGATATTGATCATCACTATAAGTCTTCTGGCAGAGCATATCACCGGTGTAATTACTGTTTCGTAAAATGTTAATCACGGTGTTGCTTCGCCATTGTCCACCACGCTTTGTTGCTACGTGTTTATGGTTCAATCCTTTAGCAATCCGACTGGCTGATGTTCCACTTAGAAATCGTTGAAAGATTTGTCGTACAGTCTTTGCTTCAGTATGGTTGATAACTAAGTTGCCATCCTCAATTGAATATCCATAGGGTGCTGAGGATACATGGAATTTGCCACTAGCAAAACGTTTCCTGATTGCCCAGCGTAGATTTCCGGCAGTTGAGTGGGATTCATCCTGGGCAATACTGCTAAGAATCGATAGAAATAACTCACTGGCCATTGCTCCAGTATTGATATGCTCTTTCTCAAAGATAATTGGAATATTCAATTGCTGTAATTCCCGGACAATCTGCAAACAATCAGTTGTATTTCGTGACAAACGGCTAATTGATTTGGTCACCACGAGGTCAATCCGGTGATTATGACAATCAGTTAGTAATTCTTTTAAGGCGTTCCGCTTGGTCATCTTGGTGCCTGAGATTCCTTCATCATAGTAGATCTTAGCCAGCTCCCAATTAGGGTGGTTGTTAATGTACTTTTGATAATGGGCACGTTGATTTTCAAGACTCTCCAGCTGTTCAATATTGTCCGTCGAAACTCGACAATAAGCTGCTACACGGAGTTGCTTGACATTACGGTGGTAGCTTTGGATTTTAGTAATGGTTGACATGACAACCCTCCTTTCGTCAGTGTGGTATGTTAGCTCTGGAGGCTTGATGTATCAACGTTTCCGGGCCCTAATAATGGTGGAAATGATTGTTTATTTAAGGAATCAATGTCTTTAAATTCGGTGGGCGAAATAAGGCCTTTATTAAGTAGAGTCTGGATGATCTGTTTTGCTTGTTGATAATGCAAATCGTTCAATAATTGCTCTGAACTAATATTCGTACTTGTTGCTATTAGTGGTTGATGAGTCACTGGTTGTACTTTTTTTACCATGTTTAATTACCTCCACTGATAAGCCAGAACAAGCGGAAAAGTAAACCATGGTAAAAGAAAAAAGCTGACAGAAAACTGCCAGCTAAAAGTTGAAAAATCAAAATATATCAGATATCATTAGTAAATGAAAAGAGAGCAACGAGCGGCATCTCGTTACCCTCAAACGCAGTTCAGGTGACTGAAGGATAGCTAACCGTTATGGTTAGCTTTTTTTATTATCGCGTAGGCTTTAGCACAGTCAATGACTAGCTGGCCGATTGCCACGATAACTAAGGCGGCATTAATTGCTGCTCCTCCAGTCCTTTCCTAAATAACATGACTCTCACCTCCACAGTTCAGATTATTTGAGGGGTGTGTAGCCACGTTAACTGCTAAGTCTTTCATGATGGGAGCGACCCATCAAGTCCGACCTAATAGCATTTTATCATAGAAACAACAAAAAGCCTGCAGACCGGAGTCCACAGGCATAAATCAGAGTAATTGATTGACACGTTTTTGAATTTGAATTGGATCATAACCAGCTTGTTTCAAACGGGTAATTCGCTCATTACCATTTCCCCAGGAACCACGGATAACTTCACGGGCAATTTGGTCGACTGACTTACGATTCAATAATTTATTAACTTTTTCTTGCACGACTGAGTAGTCGTAACCCGCAGCAGTTAAACGTTTTTGACGATCGACACCATTACCCCATTGCCCATTCAATACTTCTGCAGCCAGCTGATCAGGGTTCTTCCTGGTAACTGGCTGTTTTTTGTTAATAACTGCTGCGTAATCGATATAGGCATAATCTAGATCACAGTTGCCATTGACACCTGGAACAGAACCAGTAGAGGAATGTTGCCAGATTCCGTAATTACCACCATAGTTACAACGTGGACCATATTCGGCTATCCAGATTGCATAACGCTGAGCAACAGTGGGAGAGATGTAATTTTGCAGTGGTGAACGAGAAATATATAAACCCGCATAGCAACCATTCTGTTCCAAAACGCTACAGAAGCTTTTTACTAAGCTATCACAAAAGTTGCGTCCGTTAGCAAATTGCCACTTTTCTTCCAAATCAAAGTAGATTGGATAATCAAAGTGCCGATTACCAAGGACGGTTAAGCAAGCCCGAGCTTCGTTGGCTGCATCAGCAGGTGAAACTGCATAGGAGCACCAGTAGGCCCCAACTTGCAAACCTGCCGCTTTGGCTTGTGCATAGTGTTCCGCAAAATAATGATCTACTTGGCTAGCAGAACGACCGTAGCCAGCTCTAATTAGGACGAATTTTACGCCGCTTGCTTTGACTGCATTAAAATCAACGTGACCTTGCCATTCAGAAATATCGATTCCTGGAATCATTACTTGTCACCATCCTTATTATGAAGTTGTTGAAGAACATTTTTTAATTTATCGGGTACAGGTAATCCTAATCGACTCGTGTTTTCTAATAGAGAAATACCTTCGTTAGAGATATAGAAGAAAATGGTTGCTGTGCGAATTGCGGAGCCATTTTTTAGTAAATACACATCAAGACAGTGAGCAATGCCAACCAATAATAGAATTAAAACCTTGCGGGTAAGCCCGCGAAATCCAATCTCACTGGATAATTTATGTTCACTAACGGCGCAAAGAACTCCGGTGATATAGTCCACGACCATAAAAATCAGGAGAATATATAGGAAACCATCGAGTCCTCCTAAAAACCAGCCAAGGAAAGCGCCAATAGCTCCGAAACACGTATTGATTACCGTTAAACTAGTTGTCTTCATTTGGATTATCAACTCCTTTCGAATATTCGGCCTTGATCTCCATATACTCGTGGTTGTATTTAACATCGTCAATGAAGCCAATATTGTAGCCACGTCCTTCAAACCATATATTGGTTTCTTCATCAATATCATCGCGATATCGAATGATGAATGATAATTGCTTTTCCAATTTTACGGTGACAGCGGTGTAATACTCTTGTCCGTGCAGGGCGGAAACTTTTGCCCACACATCACCCAGACGTACATCCTTGTACATTGACATTCCAGTATTAGGATTTTCGCCGACATATTTCTTCTTCATTAGCGTTATTCGCCGGTCTAATTCACCAATATCAACAATCTTACTAACACGTTTGTTTTGTTGTTGCATTAAAACTCCTCCTTCCGGTAAGGAGACAAGATGGCCCGGAGAAATTTGATCATGGCATCAAAATCGGCGGTTTCCCGATATTCGTAAAGGTAAGCCACGGTATAAAGAATTGCGGTATGAATATCATCGGGGAGGGGGTCGAATGCGGATAGTGGTTGACGAAGTACATTCTCGACTGTAGCTGTTGCCGATCCAATTAACTTCGTAATTAGGTCATCCTCAACAGTGTTATCCACCCTCAGGTAGGCTTTTGCTTCGGCCAAAGTAATAGCAGCCACATTTCATCAATCCTTTCTATTTAGCAGCCATGGACAAGGTTTTAATTGCTTCTGGTAGGATAACTTTACCGTCAACTCGTTGTGAGCCTAAGAAGCCAACTTGACCAGTTACGGCATAAAGTTCATTCAGACGTTTGAAGGTTCGTCCTTCTCGATCTGCAATCCAGTAGTAGTTAAAGTCACCGAAAAGAACTGGCTTATTAGCAGCAGCCAATGTCGGCATGAATGGACTAGTGTAAACCGGACAGTTAAGAATTCGGTCTGGTTGGCCTACCTGAACGGAAGGTTGCCAAATGTATTGGTCGTTCTTATCTTTCATTTTGCGGATGGCTTTCACGGTATCATCGTTCATCAAAAAGACAGCGTTTTGACGATATGGCGCCTTTAAGGAATAGAAAAGGTCAATTAAATCATCAAAAGTTAACGCATCGGCCTTGGCAGCTGTGGATCCGGCTGAAGCGCCATTAGTGTCGGTTAGGATACCAGTAGGTTGACCAGTACCGGTACCGGTTAAAAAGGCTTGTTCTTCAGCATTACCAAGTCGACGACCAAATTCATCAGATAAATAGGACATCAAGTCGAAGGCGGAGTCATTCAGTAGTTCTTCCGATACCTTGATCAGAGTCCCCAATTTGTGAGCACTGAGGGATACTTGACTAAATTGAGTATTAGATTCTGTGTAGGCTGCTTCTTCCTCGAGCCAAGCAGCTGTTCCTTCGCTCGCGACAACCGGAATCTTATGTTCACCGCTATTGGTTTGAATGACATGGCTGATGGTTCGCAGGACGTTGGCTTCTTGAAGCTTTTGAATCAGTTGATTTTCAAACTCATTTGGCACTAGGAAGCCACCATCTGGATCCGTACCTTCTTTTAGTGCATCAACGACCGCATGACCACGCATCATTTGCCAAAAGTTCTGCGCATAAGCATCCTGACCCTTTGGTAATTCTCCAGCAGTCGGGGTATTAGTAAGGGCTTTAGTTGTGGGCTGATTGAGTTCTGCTTCAATTTGGGCTTGCTTGTGTCGTCGATCGATTTCCTTGCCGAGGTCGACAACTTCTTGCTCCATCTTTTCATAGCGGGCATTGTCTTCAGCTGAAAGTACATCTGATTCCTTTTGCTTAGTATCCAGGAAATCCTTTGCTTGCTTCCAAATACGGGCACGCTTTTCTTGTAATTCAGTAATCTTACTCATTGATAAGTCCTCCTAAAAATTAGTGTGATAACAAAGAAAGCCGCTTCTGCAGCGACTTTACAGAGATATTAGATTTTGTTTGTGGCTTTAGCTTATTCAATAGAACCAATTCAGATTGCTTATCTGAATACGAGTAACAATTTGTGACATCTTTATCTTGGCCCAGCATATTGTCAGCAAAGCCCAACTCAATTGCTTTATTGACATTCATCCAGGTTTCGTCATCCATCATGGATGAGATTTTTTCGCGAGGAAGGTTTGTTTTAAGCTCATAGGCATTAATGATTGATTCTTTTGTTTCCGCTAGCATTTGTGCAGCTTGGTCGAGATCTCTTTCTTGACCGCCGACAATAGTCAGTGGATTGTGGATCATTAGCATAGCCGCAGGAGCCATTGAAACAGTAGTTCCAGCCATCGCAATTACCGAAGCAGCAGATGCCGCAATACCTGAGATTTTGACATTGACTTCATTCGGGTAATTCATCAGCATGGTATAAATTTGACTGGCAGCGGTACAATCACCACCAGGGGAGTTCAGCCAGAGATCGATTGGATCCTGACTTTCATTAAGTTCGTCTTGGAATACCTGTGGTGAAACATCGTCATGCACCCAGCTATCAGGAGCAATTACCCCAGAGATAGCTAGTTGCCGCTGATCACCATTTTGTTTCCAGTTCCAGAAACGTTTCATTCTTTTGGTTCCTCACTTTCTTTAGATAGGCTGAGAACTATAGAAGTTACCAGCTTGGTTGAGTGGCAGCATGTTACCGTTAACCAAGTACTGATCACCACCTTCATCAGCAGGGATACGGTTGAGATCCTCTAACTCACGAATGTCATTAGCAGACAACCAGCCATTTTGTCGACCAATGGCATACCCATTCATCGGCTTTCGTAATCACCACGTAGTAGTCCATCAACATTGAATTTGACGAAAAACTTTCGTTGATCATCAGCGGAAAGTAGCTGTTGATTCATAGCTTGTTCCCAGCGAATGCACCAAGGGTTCAGGGTGTACTTTACAAATTCTAGTGATTGTTGCTCGATATTTGAGAAAGTCGAACGATCTAGGTCACCAACCATATGCGGTGGTACACGAAAAATTCTGGCAATTTCGTCGAGTTGGAATTTTCGAGTATCAAGAAATTGCGCTTGGTCGGGTGGAATGGAAAGCTGATGAAAAGTCATTCCTTCTTCCAAGACAGCAATGCTGTGATTATTAGATCCCGAAAATTGTGACTGCCAACTTTTCCGAAGCCGTTCAGGGTCTTTGACTACATTAGGATGCTCGAGAACACCACCAGGTGTGGCATCATTTTTGAAGAAGGTGGCTCCATATTGTTCGGCAGCCATGGATAATCCAATCGCATTCTTAGCCATAGCAATAGGGACTGTAGCCGATCAAACCATCAAATCCTAACCCTGCGATATGAAGGACTTCATCGGACAAGAGAATTACTTGCTTCGATTTATTTTTTGCCTGGTAATCATCGTAGTTGCGAGTATAGGTGTAGTAGATTTCACCGTTGGCAGCACGGTTAACGTCCATTCGATCAGGCATCAAAGGATAGAGCCCAGTGATCTCGCCTTGACCGTTTCGAATGATTTGTGCATAGGCGTTACCCCACAGCAATAAATGGTTCATCATGGTTTCACGAAAGATAAAACTGGTCATTTCTGGATTTGGCGCATCATGAAGCAAAAAATAAAGCGGGTGGTTAATTGCCCGCTTTTTCCACCATCGCTGGTGTATTGATAAATATGGAGTGGCAGTTCAGCTAATCCTTCAGCCAAGACTCGCACACAAGCATAAACTGCTGTATTCTGCATTGCGGTGCGTTCGGTCACATTTTGGCCAGCCATCGAACTGCCGAAGAAAAATGACATGGTGCTGGATAGGGTGTTTTTGGGTGAAGCTTTATTGGTATGGAACAATTTATTAAATAGACTCATGGCATCAACTCCTTTCAGTTCTTCGTAATTACAACATTAATAGACCTCGACCATCATAAACAGAGTCACCATTATCCTCATTTCGGATAGCACGATCCAGTCCCATAATGGTGGCCACTACGCCATCAATTTTTTCGGTTGACTTAGCTTTGTCAGGTTTAATATTCCCAGCTGGGTCAGTGCGGATATAGATATTATCCATCATCCAACGCAAGACCGGATGACCGCCATGAGCGATCTTCTTTTCCAGAGTTAATCGCATTAGTTCTTTAGTTGGAGGCGTCATGTCCTTAAATCCCTGGCCAAATGGGACCACGGTGAATCCCATACCTTCAAGATTTTGAACCATTTCGACAGCTCCCCACCGATCGAAGGCAATTTCACGATGTGATATTTCTTTCCCAGATCATCAATAAAGTGTTCAATGAAGCCGTAGTGAACTACATTACCTTCCGTGGTTTGTAGATATCCCTGCTGCTTCCAAATATCGTAGGGGACATGATCACGGCGAACCCGCAAATCAACGTTATCCTCGGGAATCCAGAAGTAAGGTAGCAGGGTGTAACCTTCTGAATCATCTCTAGGAGGAAACACCAGTACAAAAGCCGTAATATCAGTAGTTGATGACAGGTCAAGACCACCATAGCAATCGCGGCCACGTAATTCATCGGGATCAACAGGAAAGGCACAAGCATCCCATTTGTCCATCGGCATCCATCGAACATCTTGCTTCACCCACTGATTTAACCGTAGTTGTCGGAAGGTATTCTCTTCAGCCGGATTCTCCTTAGCTGAATTATAAGCATCCTTAACCTTCTCCATCTTGACGGTAATACCCAGGGAGGGATTAGCTTTCTTCCAAACTTCAGGACTCGACCAATCTTCATCACGCCCGGCACCGTAAATAACCGGATAAAAACGGGGGTCATGTTTACGGCCCTTCATGATGTCGATTGCTTTTTGATGAACCTGATAACAGATTGAATTTTCATCGTTACCAGCCGTCGTGATCAAAAAGTAGAGCGGTTGAGTACGAGCGTCCCCAGAGCCCTTAGTCATAACGTCATAAAGTTTACGGTTAGGCTGAGTATGCAATTCATCAAAAATAACGCCAGAAACATTAAAGCCATGCTTGGAGTAGGCGTCGGCGGACAAGACTTGGTAGAAACTATTAGTTGGTTCATAGATCAAGCGCTTCTGAGAAGCTAAGATCTTGCACCGCTTCTTCAAGGCAGGATTCATCCGTACCATATCGGCAGCCACGTCAAAAACAATGGCGGCCTGTTGACGATCAGCCGCGCAGCCATAAACTTCCGCCCGCTCTTCTCCATCAGCACAACAAAGTAGGAGGGCAACGGCCGCCGCCAGTTCTGATTTGCCTTGCTTTTTGGAATTTCGACGTAAGCAGTATTGAATTGACGATACCCATCAGGTTTAAGATGCCAAAAATGTCGCGAATAATTTTTTCCTGCCAGTCAATGAGGTCAAAAGGCTTACCCGCCCAGGTTCCCTTGGTATGGCATAGGCATTCGATAAATGAAACTGCAAAATCAGCTGCGTCTTTGTTATAAGTAGAGTCCTTGGCCATGAACCTAGTTGGCTTGTAATCTTTTAGTTTTCGCAAGAGGGCATCACATCCTTTCAGTTGTACTAAAAAAGCACTGAGTGTTAACTCAATGCTTGATTGATGATTAATTAAACTTGCCAGTTAATATCAAATTTACGTATCCGGCGCGGTCAGTATTCAAGTAATCGATTAAGTCATGGCAGTTATAGTAGTATGCCAGTCTTTTGACATTTTCCACATCAAACATATTGGCTTCACCAGTGTTGCGGATTTTTAAGACCTGCTGGCGGATTCGGTTACGTTTAGCTAATTCGTCCTTAATTCGATTCATGATTAGTCCCCCTGGTTCTTAAAAGCAGCTGATCCAGTTAAGTTGCGTAACAATACTTTCCGTTGGTCTTTAAACTTGGGACCGATAAATCCTAGGCGTAGCAGGAAACAGCGGAAAGCATATTTTTCATTACTCTCTTCGTGTGGTTCTGACATGATTCGCTGGTGGCTGATGGCATATTGGACCAGCTTGTCGACAAATTGTTGATAAGCCAAAGCATCGTCAAGTTTCACTTCTTTAAACCAATCGAAGGATACCTGTTTTTCATCGACGTTTAAGGGGAGGGCTTCCAGCTGGCAAGCGTCCTTAATTAACTGCCCCTTAGCCCAGATTAGGTGGCGCAGGTTATCAAGAGCCTGATCTGTAAACTTATCTCGCTGGTAGGCTAGGTTCAACTTGATTATTTCAGTAGGGTGGAAGCCTTGCTGTTCAAGATAATCGAGTAAATTGGCCGGGATCTCATCCGGGGATGTTAGGACTCCATCTTTGTTAACAGTGTACTTGCCAATCTGATAAGCGTAGGTAGGTGTGTATTGATATTCGGCCTTTCGATGAGTATAGTCAGCCAGCTTCGTCACCAATTCTTTTCGTTGCTGGCCGTGTACATTAAATTTAATTTCCATCTTCTGTACCTCCTTGTTTGATCACTGTATACATCACTCTAAAGGGTACAGATAGCAAGGAACTTCGACGATTTAAGCCGGCTTTTTTACTTTGCTGTAAAGAATAGTTTTACCATTTCTTTCCACACTAACGTTTTTGCTTGAACCAACCTGTTCAATATAACGTTGCACAATCACATCGCAATATTTAGGATCGAGTTCCATCATGTAACAAATCCGATTAGTTTGCTCGCATGCAATCAGAGTTGAACCGGAACCACCGAATGGATCGAGAACGGTACAGTTGGACATGGTGGAATTCATGATTGGATAGGCTAGTAGTGGGATTGGTTTCATCGTTGGGTGTTCCTTACTCTGCTTTGGGCGATCAAATTCCCAGATGGTGGATTCCTTTCGCCCGGTGTACCATTCGTGTTTGCCATCTTTCTTCCATCCATAGAGTACGGGTTCATGTTGCCACTGATAGGGAGAGCGACCAAGTACTAATGATTGCTTCTTCCAGATACAGCAACCGGATAAATAAAAACCAGCATCTTGGAAAGCACGGCGGAAGTTAAGGCCTTCCGTATCGGCGTGAAATACATAGATGCTGGCATCGTTAGCCATTGCTTGATTCATATTTTGAAAAGCAGCAAGCAGAAACTGGTAGAACTTGTCATCGGCTTGATGATCATTCTTGATCTTGCCAGCTTTGCTAGAGTAATCGACATTGTATGGAGGATCGGTTAATACTAGGTTGACCTTATGATCACCCAGTAATTTCTGGTAGCTTTCTGTTTTAGTAGCGTCACCACATAATAAAGTGTGTTTACCTAAGTGCCATAAGTCACCAGCCTTTGAAAAGGTCGGTTTATTTAATTCGCTATCAACGTCAAAGTCATCATCATGCGTATCGTCAGCGGTGCTAAGAAGGTCTGAGATCTCATTCTCGTCAAAGCCAGTTAAGGAAACATCCAAGTCGCTGGCTTGTAAGTCAGTCATTAGCAAGGCCAACTTGTCTTTATCCCAATCACCGCTGATTTTATTGAGGGCAACGTTGAGAGCCTTTTCTTTGTCTTCATTTAAATTAACGACCACGCACTCTGCTTCTTTGATGCCTTCATCCTGGAGAATTTTTAAGCGCTGGTGCCCACCAACTACATGACCGGTTTGTTGGTTCCAAATGATTGGATCGACATAGCCAAATTCATGCATCGAGCGTTTTAGTTTTTCATAATCAGGATCGCCGGGTTTGAGATCTTTCCGTGGATTGTAATCGGCAGGAATCAAATCGGTGATTTTCTTTTTGACAAATTTCATTAGTTCATTCCTTTCCGGCTTCTTAAGAGCCGTTCCATGACATCATCTTGGGGTGTTGATCCTTGATAAGTCGTGGCATTGTTTTCTTTAACCACTTGAAAAATCTGAAACCATAATTGGCTCGATTGCTTCATGTAGTCACGACTCATGGAAACATATGGTGAAGCAATTGCATTACCAGTGGTAGGGTGGCGAGCGAGAAAACCAAACTTAGAGATACATTCTTCGCACTGGATCCACCGGCTAACGCTAACGGCATATTGTTCAATCAGCTGAGTGTTAACTAGCTTTTCACAACCACGTTCGACCAACCATTCCCAGGTTTCTTTAAAAATATCAGCGGCGTCAAATTCTAAACCATTCTTCTGTTTGGCCTTGAGGTATTTCTTGACTGGCGGCATCACGTGTCCTTCCAGATTAGCTGGTTCAGGCAAATCGATAACAGTTGCTTCTTGGCCAGCTTCGAGCTTATCGTGAAGTGACTTAGGTTTACGTCCAGCACCAATTCGGGATCCACCACGATTCGTACCATCCTTAGCCAAATCTCTCCCTCCTTCCGGCAGGGGTTAATACCCCAGTTTGATTTCGCTTTTTTGTACACGAAGGCCCAGGCCCGCTCCCGCGCGAAAAATTTTTAAGGATTTGATGGCCCCCTCCGTGGTTTAGTAATGATATCGACGTGGCTTTTTATGCCAGCGATCATCCATCTGGGCGGTGATGCGGGAGTGGCATGGCTTACATAATGCCATCAGGTTCTTGAACTCGTTGGTGCCGCCGTGTTCCAGAGGCAGAACGTGATGGACCTCGGTGGCTTGGGTATACCTTCCTTGGCTCAGGCACATCTCACAGAAGGGATGGTGGAGTAAGTAGCTTTGTCTGATCTTTGGCCAGCCACGATGATAGCGCGGACGACTACGCTTTGGTCGTTGGTAGCGATTGTAGTGAGAAGCTGACTTGCTTTGCGTGGACGTCACAATACATATTGTGTGTTAATCGTGGGCAGCCAGGGTAACGACATGGTTTCTTGGGTGAGTAAGGCACGATGCTCCTCCTTTCTGCAGGCATAAGAAAAGCCCAGCAGTTTAAAGCTGCCAGGCTCCAATCGTTATAAAGTAAATGCCTTGTCTTAATTTTCTACACTATCATCGTAACATGAATAAGGCTTCTATTTGTTCCCCGTTTTACCTCATTAATGGTGTGCTCCGTAAAGCAGGAGGGTTAAGTGGTCGAGAGCTTTATTCTTACGATTGTAAGCCGTGGTCTTCGCAATGAAGTACTTGTTCATCATCACGGCTAGTCCTTGGTTAAGAGTTTGATTAGGCGTGCGATAACAAGTATCGAGAACAAAACGCTCGTCCTCAGACAGCTCTTGCCAGGCTGGTTCAAACCACTTGAAGTAAAGCCGGGCTTGCTGGTAACGCTCATTCAGCTTAGCAGCCTGGCTAATGCCATGGATCAGCCGATGTTCGGTGGGATTATTCTTGCTGGTGGTCCCCGGAGCAAAGTCATAGTGGGGAGAACTGACACCAATCATCTGTTGCTTAGCTAACTTCAAGTCGTCCTGGTAAGAATCAATGATGAATTGCATTCCATTGTAGTCTTTCAAAGCCGCGACGGTTGCTCGCCGTTTATCTAAGTAGTTCCACATGATACTCATGCCACAACACTTCCTTTCAGGTTGGCTTTCACCGCATTGATTAACGCTAGCTGGGTTTTATCTTTACGTTTCAAGGCGGCCAGAATGTTTTCGTCAATGGTGCCTTCAGTGATGATGTGGTGGATAACTACTGGTTGACGTTGCCCTTGCCGCCAGAGCCGAGCGTTAGTTTGCTGGTAAAGTTCCAGGCTCCAAGTTATTCCATACCAAATCAAAGTAGCACCACCAGCTTGCAGGTTAAGACCGTGGCCAGCGGAAGCCGGATGAATCAAGGCCAAAGGAATCCTGCCATTGTTCCAATCTTGAATATCACGAGATGTTTTAATTTCACGCACCTTGAAACGATGCTTGATTTGTACCAGGTCATGTTTGAACCAGTAGGCGACAAGCACTGGTTTACCATTAGCAGCTTCTATTAAGTCCTCCAGGGCATCAAGTTTATGTTGATGAATTTGGACGATTTGCTGTTGATCATCATAGACACAGCCGTTTGCCATTTGACAAAGCTTATTTGATAAACTGGCAGCGTTCAGTGCATCGATCTGCTTACCTTGGGTTGACACTACCAGTTGAGCATTGAGCTCATCATAAATAGCTTGTTCGCTATTACTCATCTTCACTGGGACAGTATTCATAGTTAACGGTGGTAAATTTAAGTAATCCTGTGACTTCATGGAGATGGTGATGTCATCAATGGCCCGGTAAATACTCTGCTCAGCACCCGGCTTTGGCTTGTAAGTGAAGACTTGATACATATTGCGCTTGTCGGGATCAAAGTAATTAGCTCGGTAGTAAGAAATGAAGCGGCCAAGTCTCTTTCCCATGTCCAGCACTCGGAATTCGGCCCACAGATCCATCAATCCATTGGAGGATGGCGTACCAGTCAAACCAACCACGCGCTTGATTAATGGCCGTACTCGTTTGAGGGCTTTGAAGCGTTGGGAGCGATAAGATTTAAAACTTGATAGCTCATCAATTACCAGCATATCGTAATTAAAGGGTACGCCGGAGGACTCGATTAGCCACTTTAAGTTTTCCCGGTTAATGATGTAGATATAAACATTTTGTTGGAGTGCCTTAATTCGCCGTGGCTTGGAACCTGTAACGACTGAATAAGTCAGGCTTTTCAAGTGGTCCCACTTCTTTATTTCATCTGGCCAGGTTTGTTTAGCAACTCTTAGTGGGGCTACAACTAAGACCCGGTGAACCTTTTCTTCCTGGATGAGCTGCTTGATAGCCGTCAGAGTAATAACGCTTTTACCTAGACCCATGTCGAGCAGAATGGCAGCAACTGGGTGATCCAGGATAAACTGAGTGGCGTATTGTTGATATTCATGCGGCTTGTATCGCATCGAGCATTCCTCCAATCTGATCTAATTGGTCGCAGACAAAAACTTGAAAGCCAAGTTGTTTTAATTGCATTAGTCTTTGTACCTGCAGCGGGCGGGGATGTTTACCAGGAGCCTTCATCTCCACAAAGCCCATGTGACCATCAGGCAGGAGGACCAATCGATCAGGTACTCCGGCCATCGATGGCGAAACAAACTTCAAGCATAATCCACCCCGTTTTTGAGTTGCTTTAACAAATGCTGACTCGATTCGTTTTTCTAACATTCTTTTATCCTTTCTAAACATTGATGCATCAAGCTTTAACGATCATTAAGTGTAGGTCGTGACACTTGATTACATACTCTTCTCTATGTCTTTTTTCTTCTTATTTATTTCCTATATACAAGTAATGAAATAGACTTACATGACCTACACTAACCAGCTTCAAATACTGGCAAATAAGGATTCTTGATGATGAATTGGTGTAAGTCGCGTGCTAGTCGAGAAATTCATCAGCTTTAATGCGTAAACCGCTAACAAAGCTGCCTGAACTTTTACGAGTTCGCTTAAAGCCAGCATTCTTAAGGGCAGTATAAAAGTCTGACGTGCTGCGGATATATTCACCGATACTTTGACAATATTCGCGATAGTTTTGATAAAGGTTACCTGATTTCTCTTCATAGTTTGGATCTAATTGACACTTTTCATTGAGAAAATGACCGAGCCAATCATTATCAGCTTGGTAGGCTTCCACCGCTTTCACTACCGCAGGCGGAGTGCTTAACTGGTAATTTTGCTGAATGATCCGCTGGGCGCCCTCGATAATCCACTGCAAAACAGCCGGACCAGCATTTTCGGTTAAGTGCTGGGTATAGTTTTTAATATCTTGTCGTTTAGTAATCTTGGCCTTAAAGGGGATCACGATTAGGCGGCGCCAGATACCTTCATCGTTGCCACCGACATGGGGCAGGTAGTTAGTATAAAGAACCATCGTATGGCTCGGAGTAAACGAGAACGGCTTCATGTATTTCTTTTCGGCATAGATTTCATCGGTTGAACAGAGTTGCTTAATAATCGAAGTGTTCAGGCGTTTACCTTCTTCCAATTCCGCGGAGATGATTAGTCGCTTGCCTTTAACCTCGGCCATTTCCGGTTTGACATTGCGCCGGACACCAGTGGTCAAGGCATCAGCAGATAGGTGGCCAGTATAAGTGCCGAGCACATTGGCAATCGTATTCCAGAAGGTCGATTTTCCGTTGAGTCCATCCCCATAGGCGATAATTAAGGCTTCCAAATAAACTTGACCGATAGCAACAAGTCCCACAATTTCTTGAACATAATTGATTAACTCTTGATCATTACAAAAGAACGTGTTCAACGCTTCCTGCCAGAGCTCCTTACCTTTGTCTCCGGGGATGCAAGAGGTGGACTTAGTAATTAATTCACTGGCCTTGATGTCTTGTTGGCCATGCATCCCTTTTTGCAGGTTATAAGGACCAGCGGGGGTGTTTAACAAAAATGGATCGGCATCAAACTCACTGATTTTCTTATTGATCTTGGGCCGAGCATTGACTAACACTCCGCTAATGCCATGCGTGCTGCGTTCCTTTAATACAAAGGCTTCATATTCTTTGGCTGCTTCAAATTCGTTTAAGGCTTTTAATTGCTCATCACTAAAGGTGCGCCGGGCCTTGGTTTTACCCATAGCTTGTAAGCCCTGTGCCACACCATTTTGCTTGATGATCCTCGCAGCCTTAGCAATCCGTAACTGGGTATCGGCAAGTTGCTTATCAGTGAAGCGTTGCACTTCACCTAAGGCTAATGGTTCAGACTCTTGCCAAACCTTGCCGTCAAACCACATAAAGCCGGATTGATTGGTGTAACAGACTCGCTGATGGCAATTTTTGACAAAAACATAGGCTTCACCAGTGTCAGAGTAATCTTGAGGTTGCAGATCATCATTTGGCTGGTTGTACTCTTCAGGTGGCACGTAGCCTTTTTGGTTAGCCATCCGCTGGCCAAATTTCAGGGCGCTGTGCCAGATATTTGTCAGTTCTTGATTGCCTAACGGTGGATCACATTTGGCCGCTTCTCCTTTAAATGCTTGTCGAGCTTCAGCGGTATCACCTAAGCGCATTACTAAACGGCCAGCAAAGTGGGAAAGGGTGGCATTGCGTTTTCCTTCGGGGATGCCACCAATTTTTTGCTGGTCAAAGAAGCGCTGGGCCATCATGAATTGGTCGATCGTTTGGCTGCCTTCATGCCAGATAACTTTAGTGGTAGCAACACCAAACACGAAGCGGGCTGTATCCAAGGCGTTGTCATCAAAATAAGGAAAGTAAGCTTGAATTTCGTGCTTTAATTCAGCATAGGTTTTCGCATTTTTAATTGGTTTAATAGGAAAGTAGATATGAAACTTCGGTCGTGGCTTTTTTACCATGCTTGGCTTTCATATTGTTGCGAGATAAAGTGATCGCATATGCCACGCTATCGAAATAATTTGGCAGATCACTCGGATGAATCCAGGCTGACGGATCTTCGGAGTGATCATTATCGCAATCCATGACTAGACAGTCCGCACTGATAAAGTTCCCAATATTTCGTTGGTTAGATTTGAAAATTCCGCAGACATGGTCGTGGCTAACTGCTTTGAGCAATTCATCTTGGTTGGTAATGATGATCTGTTGAGGATAGCTAGTGTTGCTAGCCTGACCAGTTACCAGGGCAGTGGATAAGGTAAAGTGCATCTTAATGAACCTCCATTTTCAAATTGAAGTAGGCGAGTACTTTTTGCCTTTGCGTTTAGCTAAGCGATGGAAGTACCGCATATCGTGAGTCGGTTTGCCAAATGACCAGGCTTCAGCAGCATTTGGTAAGCAGCACGATATTAATAAAGGCAGCGATTTGAAATTCTCGCGAACGGTGCATGTTAATGAATTGAGGTAGATAAAGCTGTGGACAGACTGGAATACCACCGGCTTGGTAGACAAAGCGGCAGTAGCTTTGGACTGCCTGAATGGCTTTATCTTGTCCTTTTCACAACCTCTGTAAATGGAGCGATGACAAAGATAAAGGGCCGGTAGTGAGAATTTGACTTATCAATCCGCAGCTTGTCGATTGCCGCTTGGGCTTGAATGACTTCTGACATTAATTCAGATCCTTTCATAAAATTTAAGAACTAAAAAAGTCCTCACTGATAAGCCAGATGAGGACTGAAAGTAAACCATGAAGATTAATCTTTTTTGTAAAAATCACCGACAAAACCAGCAGCGTTCAAAATTAGACCATTTGCCCAATCAGGCACTTCAGTCATAATCTTGACCATGGTAGCGAGTGAACGCCCAGTTGGGGCTTCAATTACGGCTTCGTCATGAATGTGCATTACGACTGGGTTACCGGCTGCTTCTAGACGGTGCATAGCTTCAGCTAAGAGATCACGACTAGTGGCCTGGACGATGTTTTCGACTAGCTTAGCGCCATAGGTTTCAATTCGTGACCATTTCTTGACGGTATTAATGCCCATGAAAGTAATGGACTCACTACCAAAGCGGTTAATGCCGATCTTAGGTTGGGGATAACAAAGAGACCGACCAGAACGTAATTTTAGAAACATACAACCACTACGGTAGGTGAATTTCATACCGTGAGATTCTTGAGAAGGCGAGTTTTAATACATACTTTAGCCGCTTTATCAATGTCCCACCAGAAGTGGCACAATATGAGGGCTGGCCTGCCGCCACATCTCAACTAATGGTGGCAGTTCATCTTCTGTCAAACCTAACTTGGTAGCACCCATGGCCTTTAGAGCGCCGATCGAACCGCCATAGCCAAGCGCCAATTCAGCGATCTTGCCTTTTTGTCGTAAGTTGCCATTGATGCCATGTTTAACTACCGGTACACCGAACATCTGACTAGCGGATGTACAGTAGATATCCTCGTTATTAGCGAAGGCCTTTTGGCGCCACTGTTCACCAGAAAGCCAGGCGATGACCCGCGCTTCTACAGCTGAAAAGTCAGCAACGTAAAAATGATGACTTTCACTTGGAATAAAGGCAGTCCGGATTAACTGGGATAAGACCTCTGGGACCGAATCGTAAAGCATTGCTAGTGCCGTTGTGTTTCCTTGCTTGACCAGCGCACGCGCTTCTTCTAAGTCGGGCATTGAATTACGGGGGAGATTTTGAACTTGTACTAATCTGCCGGCCCAACGACCGGTACGGTTAGCACCATAGAATGCAGTAAGACCATGGCACGCGGCCATCTTGGCACATAGCTTTCTGCATAGCCTGATACTTTTTGACACTTGATTTGAGATAACAACTGCGGAGAGCTAATACTTGATGACCGTGCCGGTAGTGGTTTGTAATAGCTGTGCCTACTGATGCTTTGGATAGTGAATTAGTTTTAATACCTTGCTGCGTGGAGCCAGTCTTTAGCTGTGAAGGGGAGAGTTAGGATTTGCTAGACCTGTTAGATTCTTTAGCAGTTTTGTAAGGTACTGGTCATGAAGACGTTTTGACATTTGATCGCATTGTAGACCAGTTGTTGGTCAATCCGGATACCGCGATCATTAATGTCTTGATCCATCCAGTAGTTTTCCCATTCATTCTGTGGGACGGGGAAGCATTCGAGCTTCTGGGTGATTTCCATTTCAACCTCGACGTCACGCTGATTGTATTGCTTAAACTGTTGCCATTTATCAGGAGCATGGTAGGGGAAGTTACGAGTGCGATTTTGATTGGCCTTCGTAGGTTTGCAAGGTGTACAGAAGTAGCGCACAAGCTCTTTACCAGCAGTGATCTTTTGCCGTGGTAACCCTAACACGCTTCCAACATCTCGTAGTGATAATGGCAAGCCGAGAGTGGCAGACCAAACGCGAGAACAATGCCAACCAGTTGGCTTTAAGCGGTGACCAACAAAGCGTGACAGACAGACCCGTTCAAATTGAGCATTAAAAGCACTCTTAATAATGTTGGGATTATCTAGGGCTTCAATAATCTGTGGTGGAATCTTTTCACCCTGGGTTAAGTCCACCACCTTGACGGGGCCAAAGTCGACAGCATAGCCGAATAGCAAGAGTTCAAAGTCATCACTATCGGCATAACGGTAAACCCCGGTCTGATTTAGGTTGGTGCTGGAATAAGTTTCAATATCAATCGAAAGCTGTTTCATTAGAAATCCTTTCTACAAAAAATGGGTAGTCCTTTTCGGCTGCCCATCTTTTGATTTAAGCTAAGAAATCATCATCACTGTTGTCATCAATGGCGGTAAAGTCATCGCTGGCACTAGCATGGCCACCAAGCGGCTCCCCATCCCGAATCTTCTGGATATTGCCAAGTCCACAGGCAATTCCGCGATTACCGTTAGTGTTGAAAGCGTAGAAGTTGATCGATACTCGAGCGTAGCATCCGCTGTAAACTTCATTGCGGTCGAGAATTGGTTGGACATGCTTATCCACAATCTGTGGGGCAGTAATGGAGTTAGCGTTAATGAAGTAACTATTTTGATATGCTTCATCATCTCGTTCAACGTCGCCATCGCGTAAAGGCAGCTTAAGAGTGGCTTTGTTAGGCTTTTTGCCGCCAAACTTGCCGATGCCTTCTTGAATAGCGGCATCAATAGCTTTTTCAATCGCCGTAATAGTCTTCTTGTCAGATTTGGGGATGATCAGACTGACCGAATATTTTTCCTTGCCACCATTGATGGATTTTGGTTCCCAAACATTGGCGTATGAGAGACGAGTGTTGATACCGGTAACGACTTTTGTTTGTTGTGACATATTATTATTCCTCCTTAAATTCATCCTTCGGGTTCGATTTACCAATACTTTGACGCCAATCGGAATTCGGCACCAGGGTTGGCTTACCCGCAGGTTTCACAATTTCCTGACTGAACAGTTCGGCGAATTTATTTTTGCCGAGCTGTTTTTCTAACTTAGTAATTGGCAATAACTTTTGTTGGTAGATGTTATGAATGCCATTAGTTTCAGCAATCTTGGCGACTGCTTTCTCATCTTTATAACGACGGATGGAACGGCCTTCAACAATTTTGTAGCCCGGCCACCGCTTACCATGATTAATTGCCAAGTCAGCAGCGTAATCTTTAACTTCGTGTGCCCACCGATTTAAATCATCAATATGTTCCAGAACTTCAGCTACTTCGCTGTCTGTTAGTAAACTCGGTGAACGGAGCTGAAACCGGGTGAGCTTGTGATGATAATTGTAGCGAGCACGCAGTACCGCATTGCAGGCTGAAAACTGACACCAGGGACCATATCGGACCGTTCCCTGACCAGCGAAGGCCAGTTCAGCTTTTTCTTTCAGTTCGGTGTTGGCCCAGTGCATCAGTTCTTTGGCATTGATGGTCCAAGTACTGATGTTGGCCATGCGGGGTTGAAAGATCGTTGCTTCGACTTCATCAATGTTGTAAAGACTGCCGAACATCTCGAGGGCTCCGATCGCGTAAAGTTTCATCTGCGGATTGTTTTTAGCTTCCACACGGACACCTTTGCCGTATTTGAAGTCGATGATATGGAGCAGGTGATCAGAAACAATCACACAATCGCCAGTACCGAAGCCCTGTGGGACATATTTAGAGAAGTCCAGCTTCTGTTCCACGCTAATGTTGGCATCAGCCGCATATTGTTTAGCCTGGGTGTATTGCTCTATGACATAACTGGCATAGTCATCAGTTAAACTTTCCATCTCATCGGATTGATAATCCGAGGTGGGACGCTTGAACTGATCGCCGAGCAGCCGATGGATCTTGTATTCACCTAAAGCGTGAGCAACAGTTCCCTCAGCGGCGGCTTCTGATGTGGAGTGCGGGAAGTATTGCTCTAGACGTGGTAATGGCGGAGCACTTAGCCACCGATTGGCACTGGAAGCCGATAATAAAGCATGGTGGGTTGGTGAGCTCATTGGCCGATCCCCTCCGCACTGTAATACAGATTCTCGTAATCTTTAGGATCAACATCCGACAGCTTTTCGGCACCGAACTTGTGAAGAAGCTCCTTGACCTGTTCTGTATAACCTTCTTGGCACTTCTTAGCCAGCAGTTGACGGATCGTGATCTTATCTTGAACTGGATTGCGTTTCGGCTGTTCATCGACAGCTTGATCATTGTTGTTACCAGATAACTGCTGACGAACGGCTTGAATGGTTTTAAGACCTTCCACCGCTTCTTCAGCCATGCGTTGATAGAATTCTTCGCGTTCTTTTAGTTGAAGATCCAAATCATTCATTGCACTCATGGGAAGCCTCCTTTACCTCATTAATCTGTAACTGCTGAACATCTTTGCCGGGCGTAATCACCATCAAGTGATGTGGTTTGCCAAGCAGCAAACGGAGTAATCGTTCCCGGATGGTGACGTTGCGCATGCTGACGACGCCATCTTGGCGGTGATGATTGGTAACACTGATTGATACTTTGTTAGCCATTCTTGCTAGCTCCTTTCATTAAGTTAGGTGAGCCATTTCTCACACCTATTTGCCAGAGACAACAAAAAAGTGAACCTACTGTGGTCCACTTTTTTCTAATTAATTTTCAATGCCGTAAAACTGGCGCAGCTTTTTAATTGCGGCTTTAACGTGACGACCGGCCATGACCTTGCTGATGCCCATCTCTTTAGCAATTTGATTTTTCTTCATGCCGTGGCAGTAATACTGTGTGACAGTGTATTTTTGTTTGTCCGTTAAAGTAGCTAAGGCGGCCGGTAATTGTTCAGCTAACATTTGCCGACTTTGATGGTCTTCTTTTTGAATGATTTGGTTAAGCAGGTTGTCCTTACCATAAACTGAGGTAACTTCAATAGACCCTCGATCTGCCAGAGTATCCATCATATTCATATCTGGATCAGATGGATCTTGCTTGAAGAACTTATCTTGGTGACGTTCGTTTCGGTGATCGGAATTATATTGTTGGTGGTCAAAGTCGAAAATGACATTGCCTTCAGCTTTAGTGATCACTACTGTTTGGTTGCCCATATGCTTTACACGGACGATTAGCTTGTTATTTTGTTCACCGACTAATTCGTACTCACTATTATTTGTCTTCATTTAATAAAACCTCCGTTTGGGATCTCCCAAGCGAAGGAATCGAAGGCACACTAAAAGCCACTAACAAGGCAATAAGAAACAGACCTAAACGATTAATCGCTTGGGTACTGCAACTTGCCTTACTAGTGGCTTGTTACAGAAAGTTATGCAATTAGGTGCATGCTAGTAAAAGTTGTTGATCGGGCAACACATGCTACTGATTAAAAAGATATCTACAGAGATTTGAAAACTTGATATAATTAAAATGTGCATATATACAAAATTAAAATTTTTGTAAACATCCTTAAGCAATCAAAGTAAAGAGATTATATTTCTTTACATCTTTTAACCTGTCATTACTTCAGTCGATGTCAATAGATATATCGCCTTACTTCAGTTACTTTGGTTTCTTGAGTTACTTTTTGAGTAGATTGAAGGTGGTCCAAAGTGAAAGACGCAGGCAAACATGATCAAATGTATTTATGCGGGTGTGTTCTATTTTTCTTACTTTTACAGAGCGTGAAGCCAAATGGTAATGCAAGATCACATATATCAGGTAATCATGATGAACACTCTGATCCAATTGTCATGAACGAATTGATACGTACATTTACAGGTGATGATTACTCCATTTCTGCTAAAGATACCTCGCAATATAAAGACGGAAAAACAGAAGGAACAAAAAATATACCGTTCAATGATTGCGTAAAAATATCTGTTTATCAGAAACTTATAGATAATAATTACTTGCTGGCCCTGGATAGAATGAAAGTTTTCATTGATAAACACTTTGATCTCCAAACAAGTGAGTGGTTTGTAGGAGCTGTATTGGAGGTTATACAGAAAGATGATTCTATTAGTGACAGCCAGAAGTTTTATACAATGGCTAACGGTAAAGCCATAACTAAAGAGCAACTTTTGAAGAATAAAAGTTTTGAATTGGAGCCTTTTCTTGTAGGCATCCTGTTTTTCATATTATCTGAAAGACGAGGGGAAAATAAAAAAGGGGTAGCAACTTTAAATATCTTAGGTAAAAAAGAAAATCGGAAGCCGAGAGTGTTTAGCAGTGATATTGGACAGATGACGGCCAAGAAAATTACAGTGTCTGGCTGGGTAAAAGATGGGTCATCGGATAGTGCCCAAAATAAAAAAGCCTCCTCAGACGAATCTGAGAAGGTCGATATTATTGAACCTCAAAAACATGATGAACGTTCAAGGGCGAATCAAACAGTAATTAATCATCAGACAAATGTTGTGCAAAATGGTGATCATAACATCAACTTGACGAACAATGGAACGATAAATATGAATTTGTAAGGGGAGATTTTAATGGGTAACTATCTAATGGAATACGGAAAAGAAATTGCCAAAAAGGTCACGCAGAATGGTGACAAAAGTACATACATAGATAATCATGGAACGGTAAATATTTATAATTCTGCTCAAAAAAGGCAACCATTGCACGGTTCCACGGCTGATATGATTGCTTTACGGTCATTTAGTCATCGATATTACCAGCTGATAGTGGCCGATAATTCAGGAATGTTAGAGGAAAATTACGTGATTGTCCCCACAAACCGGGCGTTAATTAAGAATATGGTACCGCCTGAAATACTGCGCAGGTGCTCTTCCTTATCAGAAAAGGGAATAGCAGAATTAAAAACTTTCCCAGCTTTGATTTGTCGAAAAAACACAGGATATCACTGTGAAACCAATAGTACTAGCTATGATCAAATATTCGCATTGGGATACATTCACGATGTGTTTGTCAGGAATACTTTTATAAGATTAGATTTTAGAACCTTGTGTATAGTTTCTAAACAGGCCATTTGTAAGCCAGACATCGCACACTCGCTGGGGATCAACGTTGGCTGTGATTTAACCGATCTAAATATTTGCGGCTGGTCTGTCCGCTCCAAAAATGTTTTTCAGGTTTTAAAGCGTCTAAAAATAGATATTACAAAAGGAGGGTGGAAATGATTAATTCTAGGAAAATGCCATCGAAGATAACAGAGGTATTAGTAAATCAAGCCACATTCAAAAACAATCCAGCAAAAATTACCCCCACGTATATCAACTATTTCTTCGGTAGCAACGGTACTGGTAAGTCGACTATTGCTAAAACAATACGGTCAGGCAAGGGAGTAACATTTGCTACAGGAACGACTGCTGAAGATTATAAAGTTATGCTTTATGATCAAGGTTATATTGAACGGAATGTCCGAAGCAATGAGAACTTACCGGGTGTTTATACAATTAATTCAACCAACGCCGAGATTCAGAAAAATATTACAAGGCTTAAGAAGAATAAAGAGATGTTGGGTGAAAAGAGAACCAAGGCCATAGAAAATTGCAATCGACATAAGCAAAAATTAGAACAGCTGAATCGTCAATTTTATAGTAATTGCTGGGATAGGACGGAAGATCTTCGTAAAGCATTTGAAAAGACTCAGAATGGCTTTAAGGGTTCTAAGAAAAAATTTGTTGATAAGTTGTTAGAAACATCACCACGTTTTCAAGATATTCAAAAATTAAAGAATTTGTATAATACTACTTACGCAAATGATGCAAAACAGTATCCGAAGTTTAACGAATCAATTGATCTATCAATTCTAGATAAAGTGCAGGATAATGAGATTCTCTCCATAGCCATTGTAAATTCAGCTGATACACAGTTAGCCGTGTTTCTTAAACAAATTGGCGCTACAGAGTGGGCACAACAAGGACATGCTGAATTTCAAGCGAAAACCGATGGCAGGTGCCCATATTGTTCTAGAGAATTAGAGCCTTCTTTTGAAGAAGAGTTTCAGCGGAGCTTTGACGATCAGTATGCAAATAATCGCCAAAGATTAAGTCAGTTTCTTAACAATTACCGAAGCACAGCTAATAATTTGTTTTTATCTATTAGTAATCTTCCTGAACCGTTATATCCAGCAATTGAGATCCAGAATTACAAGGATAAACTGAACGCTATTAAAGGTGTAATTACGGATAACCTTGGAAAGATTTATTTCAAAATAAAGGAGCCTTCAAAAATAGTTAAACTTGACAGTTTAAAAGCAATGCTGACTGATCTGCAAGGTATGATTACCGAGTTTAATGGTCTTATTGATGAGAACAATACAATCGTTGCGTCTAAGTCAGCAAAGAAGCAAGAATGTAAAGAAGCTGTTTTTGCTTTGATGGCTTTTGACATGAAGGAACTAATTGCCAATTATCAGCAAGCTAAAGAACAGATAGATGATGAAATAAAAGCACAGGAAACAAAAATCAAAGAGTCAGATACAAGTTTAACTTCTATAAATGAACAGATCGTTGAATTAAATCAGCAGACGGTAGAAACTGAGACTGCCATGAATAACATTAATGCTATGCTACAAGATTCAGGATTTCAGGGGTTCGAACTTCGTCCAATAAAAACCTCTTCTGGCGACAAAGAAACGCCAACTATCAATTATGTGGTTGTACGTGCCGAAACCCGTACAGCAGCTAAGAACCTTAGTGAAGGAGAAAGAAACTTTATCGCCTTCATGTATTTTCTTCAGCAAGTTTATGGAAGCGACAACAAGAATGGAAATTTGAAAGACAAGATAGTGATTATTGATGATCCGGTTTCCAGCATGGATAGCAGTACGCTGTTTATCGTCAGTGCTGAAATTAGGAAGCTAGTATCAATTTGTAGAAATAATGCTGACAATAGACGCAATTTGACTGACGACGATTTTATTAAGCAGATTTTCATCTTCACGCATAATGCCTTCTTCCAGCGTGAAGTTTCCTATGAGTACGCAAATGAATATAACTACGTTTCTTTCTATCTGATCAGCAAAAAGAATAATCAGTCGGATGTTAAACTTTGCGAGAAACAAAATCCCAACTGTCCAACCCACATGATGAATGTTAATCCAGTTAAAAATTCTTATGCTGCTTTGTGGGATGAATACCAGCAGGCGTCTGGTGCGGCCCTAATTAATGTTATGCGCAGAATTCTGGAATATTATTTTTTGCAAATATGTGGGCACAGCAGATCAAGCCTACGTAAGCAGATTTTGGAAGACAATAAAGATAAATTCATTCAAGATGGATTTCGAAATTATAATCTAGCGTCAGCAATTCTGTCCTATATTACCGATGAATCAATGGGAATAACTGATGATGTACTAGTTGTAGAGACAGATGTAAATGATGATCAATGTCGAAAAATATTTGAACTGATATTTCAGTGTATGGGTCAGGAACAACATTTCAATATGATGATGAATAAATAACTTATTTATCAGTAACGAAAAAATTAAATAGTCTTTATAAACAAAAAGTACCAATGAAAGATTTTCATCGGTACTGAATAGTGCGGTATATTACTTTATTTAATTTCCATGCAATTCATAATTGGGCCTAAAAATGCTTATTATATGTGAGCTTCTTGAGATGGGTAGTCAATGCCTGCAAACGTTTTAAGAATTGCTTCAAAGATTATACGTGCCCCACGAACAGGTACAGCCATTCCTACTTGCTTTCGTACGCTCTCTTTTGATCCCATAAATTCAAAATTATCTGGGAATGTCTGTAAACGTGCTTTTTCACGGTTAGTTAATGCTCGTGGTTCTGACCAATGATACATATGTGTGCCACCACCCCCGGAACCAGTAACTGTATATGATGGCTTATCCGGCTCTAATCGTCGATAAATCTGACTGATTTTAGCACCCTTGACATGCAATTTGAGATTATCAGGAATATCAGCATTAAAAGCATTTTGCCCTGGTTTAATATATTTAAGCCGCTCCACAACAGTCTTTGTTTGACGTGTTCGTTCATTGTTAAATGCGTCAGTTGGAATAGGTGGATTATCAATAGCATTTTTAGCGCTATTATCTACGTCTTTATACATTTCTGTAGAAGGTACTTTATAATGATATTTGGAAGCTAAATCGTTGCGGATACCAACGACAATAATACGATGGCGTGCTTGTGGAACCCCATATTCTTCAAATTTATATAGGTTTGGTACGATTGTGTAGCCTGCATCTTTCATATCTGAAAGAATTTTTTGAAATGCTTTACCCTGATTTGCGGATTTGATTCCGCCAACGTTTTCAGCAAGGAACCACTTTGGCTGATAAAGCTTCAACGCCTTAACACCATAGGTGTAAAGTGGCCCATATGTTCCTTCAAAGCCCTTCTGTTTACCGACAACAGAAAAGTCGTTGCAAGGGAATCCGAATGCTAATCCATCAATTGGCGTTAACTGAGTTAAATCAAATTTTCTAACGTCCTCGCAGTAGACGGATTCCGGATTTCCTGGGCATATATTACGAATATAGGTTTCACACGTATCTTTATCGAAATCATTAGCCCACGCATGAATAATTCGATCACCATTACCTATATCAGCAGTCTTAGCACCAAGGGCTAAACCTCCCGGTCCGCAAAATAACTCACCTAATCTATACTTCATGATTCCATCTCTCTTTCGTTAAAAGGTCAATAATATACTGCAAGCCAACCACTTCGTCCTTGTTTAAGAAAGATGTGTGTTGAAAAGGAGTGGTCTTTTTTATGTCCATTCCTGCTTCGTTCAGCATATTAACGACATCTACTTTATAGCATTTTGATAATTTACAGATAACTGATATTGAGGGGTCAGTTATCTGATCATGTTCTAGTTTTGAAAGCCTCGAATTTGTTATGCCAGTCTGCTCAAACACAGTAGCCATGCTCATGTGCTTACTATTGCGAAGACTTTTCAAATATTGACCTAACGACTTACTCATGCAACGCCTTCCTCATATTAATTAATTGATTATAAGTTTAACACATTAGCTGCGATAAAGAAATAAATAAGCAATATTTTTCGAATACGCAGCAAAAAGGAGTATAAAATGTCAATTCTATATACTAATGTACCGCCGCTTCGAACAGAGAAAATTAAGGATAACTTTCGCGATCAGTTTAGTGAAAACATTAAACGAGCTGATAGTATAGAAATTGCGACTGGGTAT